TATAAGACAAATAAATTTCATGAATATGGGAACATGTGTTATTAATGGAAAAGTATATAAAAATATCAATGGTGTTGTGACCGTTGAAAATGACAGAATATTGGTAAATGGTAAGCCTTTAGAAGACTGGCATGAATCCGATGAAAAGACTATTAACATTACTATTGAAGGAAATGTGGAAGCTCTGGATGTAACTAATTGTAGTACCATTAATATCAGTGGCGATGCAAAGAAAGTGAAGACAGGACACGGTGATGTTAAGGTTGGTGGAAATGTTGATGGAGATATTAAGACTGGTCATGGTGATATAGAATGTGGTAACGTAGAAGGTGATGCCTCAACTGGGTTTGGCGACATTCGTTGTGGAAATGTCCGTGGCCGTGTTTCAACTGGTAATGGTAATGTGTATCATAAATAGCATAAATAATATGGCAGACAAGATATTAAACATGTTCTTTGACTTTGACCGATGGGTAAAGGCAATAGAAAAAGGTGTGTTTAAAGACATTCGTAAAAGCGAACTTATACGATTAACTGATGAAAGCACACGAATGATTATGGCTGATGCTATGATAAATGGTAAATACGAAATATTTCCACCTCATACAGCTCAAATACCCAAAGAAAATGGTGAGTTTAGAACGGTTTATGTTAATGAACCGGCTGACCGTGTAGTTTTGGGTATTGCAAATGATTTACTGTTTGATTTGATGCCGGAAATGCTTCATAAGTCTTGTAAATCATATCAAACAGGAATTGGTTGTGGTAAAATTGTTAAAGAAGTAAGCAATCGGCTCTCTCAGAACAATTATAATGGTATTATGGGCTGGAAAGCTGATTTGAGTAAATATTTTGATAGTGTACCTATTCAATTTATAGATAGAGCTTTTGACCAAGTTGAAAAGAAACATGGTCACTCTGCTTTAATTGATATGCTCCGAAAATACTATCACAATGATTTGTATTTTGATGAAAACAATCAGTTGCAAAGCAAATATCAGTCACTAAAACAAGGATGTGCAGTAGCTAGTTGGTTGGCTGATGTATTGCTATATGATATAGACAAAGAACTGTCCGTACTGGATGGGTATTATGTCCGATATTCTGACGATATGCTGTTTGTTGGAAAAGATTACAAGAAAGCGATGACAATCCTTCAGTGTAGATTAAATGAAATGTCTATGAAACTAAATCCCAAGAAAGTGGAATATTTGACCAAGAATCAATGGTTCAAATTTCTGGGATATAGTATAAAAGGTGACAAAATATCGCTTTCTTCTACACGAATCAAGACATTTCAAAAGGAAATAGAGTCACGAACAATAGATAAACCTAATAGAAGCTTACAGAAAGCTATTAATTCAGTGAATTGTTATTTGTATAAAGGCAATGGAGAATATAGTTGGGCTACTCAGATTCTTCCTGTATGCAATGTTAAAAGTGATTTAAATGAATTGAATAAGTTTGTGTTGGATTGCTTGAGGGCTGTAGAAACAGGAAAACGTAAAATTGGTGGATTAGGGTATGTCAAAAATAAATCAGATGGATGTATTGTACGTGGAACTGGAAAGAATGTTGCCGCTAATCGGTCTAAAACAGAACCTAAGATTGAAGGGTATTTGACTATTGTATGTATGCAAAACGCCATTCTTACAAGACGTGCAGTTTATAATACATTAGTAGCATCATTGTAACAATATAACTGAGCACACAGTTGATGTTGATGAAGAATAAGCGATTTAATATACAGGTATTTAACCAGATTTTTATTTCAGGATGGTATCCTGAAATAATCTGGCAATTTCCTGTATAATATCAGAATATTATAGTTATGTGCTGCTTATTTTGCATCAATCACCGTAGCACAACGGACTAAGTTCAAGAAACAGGGATTCAATATCCAGCAATTAACCACTGCTGGTTCCGATAACATCCCGTGTCATTGTCATTCCTACGGGATGTGATTGTCACCAGCTTCGCAATTCGCTGGAAATATCTAATTTATAAAGTAATGTGTCATCGTTATGAGAACTTATCTGATGGTTCAAGAAATAGAAATTTAATCACGCGTGCTATAAAAGCTCTCTCGCGGCGATAACCATCTATAACTCGATGGTAATGCGCCGCGATATAGCTTTGCACACGCTTCATATCAAATTTATAAAGTGATGTGCCGCTATTTTGAGAATCTTTACCTAACACAAGGTTTAATGTTGAGGTCGGAATCATTTATGATGCGATTGAGTCACGCCGGGTACCACCACCGTTCATCTCCAGTATATCCCTGGAGATGACCCGTTCAGGTACCTCAGCGGACTAACAATACGCATCTATCATAATCATAAAGACATGTGTCACTCCGAATGAGACATTGGGTAACGTAACCAAATAATTGCACAAGGAATCGTAATTCAAAAGACTGTTCTTTTACCAGGATCTCAGAGTCTGTAACCATCCTCTGCGATCCTGGAACCAACAGTCGTTGTCAAATTGGTAAAGTAATACGTCAAAGATTTTGAGTGCAAATAATTTAAACAAATTATATGGAAAACATTTATCAAGAATCAATTGCAGCTGTACAACAGGGCGCAAAATTTCAAGTCAATTTTCAAAAAATGATGTTGAAGATTGATAACAAGGTTATCATTAATAATGGTAAATATGAAGGAAATCTAGGACTTTCATTAGTTACCAGTGCAGAAGAATTCATATTGAAAGTAGAAACCATGTATGATTCTTATAAACATTCAATGCCTTCAGAACGAAGTGAAAGTCAGCGAAGAAAGTATTTTATGGCACTTCCAGAAAAATGTCTGGAAGATGAGGATATGATGTATGGCGTAAGTCGGGATTTAGCGCAAATTACATTAGAACTTTACATTTTATGTCAAGTATTGCTTGGATTTAAATGGGATGAAAATGTGATGGGCAAATGGTTTTGGCAGAGTGCAAAAGATAATGATTTAGTAATATTAAGAAAATGGATTAATAAATAGAAAGGAGAACAATTATGAAGAAATTAAACAAAACAACAGTTGCGTGTCCTAAGTGTGGAGCTGAATTCGCCATTCCAGAACACGAAACAGTAGCGATTGGTATTGTAATCGGTCAAGATTCTAATTTGGGAACAGTACACCCACCATTGGCTGAGAACCAATCAAAGTCCAAAGCACCAACAAAAGCTCAGGAACGAATTGAAGCTTTGCGTGCTGCTGGTGTAGATGTAAGTCACTTGTTTGCAATTTTGGGAGCAAATGGTGGTGAATGTGTGGCTTCAAATGAAAATGGGGAATTCAAGGTCTTGAATGAAAATGATCCAATTTTTGATGCAATCAAGACTAAGGGCACAATTCCAAATCGTAAACTGTTTAGACGTTGGGTGTTGGCTCAAATGTTCCGTCACATGAGTAATAAATCTTGGAAAACTCAAAAGCCAATCAGTGTTACTGAATCTATTCATCGACTAGGCTATGAATACCAGTGGAAGATGGTAATCAATGAACTTTATGCCCAAATGAAAATGATGGAAGGTAAGGATATGAACAATTTTGTTGACCGTAGCCGTTGGTTCAACAGTGCTGTAGTGAATGCAATGGCAAATGATTACATTGATAAGTTGAAGGTACGTGTCGATAAGCTTCAGACTTATAAGTGTAAGGGAATTCCTTATAAGAGAATTTGTAAAAAGAACTATTTTGTAGATGATTTGCAAGCTAAGTTGTATCGTCCATTATACTATGCGATGTGCAGAATTAAAAGTGCTAAATCAATTAAAGAGTTATATGAGACTACTGTGAAGTTTAATGAAATGCGTTACAGTATGGCCTGGGAAACACCTCAGTGTAAGGAATGGTTGGATGCTTATAAAGGCTCTGGTTCGTTCTTTGCAATGCAGAATCTCATTAGATTTCATGGATGCAAGATGGTTTCAGATAACGGTGTTCGATTGACCAAAGACGAATCATATCGTGCATTAATGGCTAAAGCTATTGAATACCAAGGTGAAGGATGGCGTATGCTTGGTGTTTTGAAAAGACTGTTGTCTGACAATAACATTGATATTTCAGCTAAGATGGCTGAATGGCGTAAGAATAAAAAGTAAATCATGTCCAGAAGTTTGGTAAACTGGATATAATGGATTGATAATGTTTCAACTATCCGGTAACTAGAAACCGGTTAGAAGGCAGGGAACCCCTGCCTTCCATCCGGTTTAATAACCAGGATATTATCATGTGTGTAAAGTTATACCCCTAATCAATAGTTATATCTTTTAAATATTATTATGTATGGCAAAGAAAAAGTACGACCTCAAATATATTCAAGAAGCAGAAAAACGTATTGAGCAAATTTTGCATGATACACGAGAATACGATGATTGGACACAAATCTGTTTGTCTATGAAAGATGCTGTACATGCGGCTGCTACCATTTATGGACGAGACACTGATGAGTTGATCCACAAACTTAATGGCTTTGTTCTTGAAATGGTAACGAAAGAAATTAATAATATCAATAAATACGATATTACATTTCAAAAGAAACAAAAGAAGGTTTCAAATGAAAACACAAAAATCATTGCGGTCCTCGATTTTAGCTGCAATTCAATTGATATTATTCATGTAACGGCTGAAGAGTTAGCCAAATATGAAGACGAAGAAGAATTCCTTTCAGAACATTGTCAATACGACCCTTCAAACATTCAATGGATGTGTGGAGATGAATCTGAAATAACTAAGAATTTAAATATGACACCTGACGATTTCGGTTAAATTTTATTGCTATGCCCTACATTTCAGAGAAAATCCCGATTGCTGGTACCCAGTACGACAGACGGAGAAAACTTACCGAAGACCAAAAGCAATATATCAAATGGCTTCGTGAGGAAGAGCAAATGAGCTACAACCAATTAGCTAAAATGTTCAATGTGTCAAAAAGGTTGATAATATTTATTTGTCGGCCAGAAACAAAAATTAAAAATGAGGAACAATTAAAGCAACGTAAATCTGAAGGAAGATATAAATATACCAAAGAAGAATGGGCTGCAACACTCCGAGAACACCGAAGATATAAACAACAATTAAAGATTGAGGGTAAAATATGAAAAACTTTAAAACCTATGTAGAAGACTGGTTTCACAGTTGGTTGGAAGAACATGAAGAACAAGACGATTTCTTTCAGGAAGTTTTCTATGCAATGGGGTACACTCTTGAAGAACTGGGAGAAGACAATCATTTGGATTTTCTGTTGGACCTATCAGCTGATGATATATATGATAAGCTCCTTACTATTCATAAAATAGTAGATGACCAGCCGGATTTGCTAAAATTTTTAGTAGAAATGTTCAAACAAGCAGTTCCTGATAAAGAAAAGGAATTTGTTGATGAGTTTGTAGAAGATATGGCTGAACATTCAGAAAGCTATAATTCACCATTAGGGTTCTTCCAAGATTTAACACATGGCTGTCAATCTGGTTTGATAGGAATGTTGATTTATAATTCCGATTGTCAAAAGATTTATGGGAAATATGCCAATGATATGGAAACTTTCAAAGAAGAAATAGAGCAAGAATTGGGGGTTCCAATACACAATAAATCTGGGGTGCCACATTACACTTTCGTATGTTGGTTTTGTTATGAAGAGCTAGGATTTCAGATTGCACGTAATTTATTTGAAGACGAATTTTAGAACTATGGAAAATACAAAGAAAATTAGTTATTCCAACTTTCAAAGTATGATTGATGGAATTAAGAAACAAGAATATTTGGAAGTCAAGTTAGCAGTTGAAGCACATGATGGGCATTATTGTTGGGATGTTACAACAGATGATGGATGTCCAATTATCGCGGTTAATGTGAATGGTTTTGCCCCTAATCCAATGGATGTTTGCATATCAAAGGTGGCCATTGTTAATGATGAACTTGTAGTTGAAGGTGTAGATAAAGAATATGGCAATCCTGTAAACTTTAAACCTGAAGATGTATTTGCTGGTCATTTGTCCTTTATCATAGATTATCTTCCAGCGACAGAATCTGTAACCAATGTCTCTCAGAAATGTTCGACAAACGTGTTGTTTGGAGAAGAAGCAATCAAAGCGTATAACGAAGACCGTTGGGAGGAATTTGTTGAATCACACGAAGGATATAATCATATTACAAGAACTTTTGAAACAGAAATTGAAAGGCAAGCTTATTATTCTGGAATTATTGATTGTAATGGCTGGGATGATTATGCTTTTCTTGACCCAGATGAATTATTGGATGATGAAAATTTGGAAGAATTATGAAAACAATAGAATATTGGCGACATCCCACAAAGGCTGAAATCAAAGCTGGATATGGTGCTGTACATTGGTTGACAGTGGACATTGAAAAAGTTAAAAAGCCTGATGGCTCATTAAAGAAATGGTTTATTCACACGGATGGTTTGCGATATAATCATCCTTAATTTTTGTCCTTATGTTTATAGATGAATTAACACAAAACAAGATTCATGCCAACTTGGATGAATCCATTATTCATGGAACTTTGCGTAATTGTGATATTATTCCAGCTTTATGCAAAGTGATTAAAGATACACCGGAGTATTTACAATTGTTAGCTTCACCTGGCAGCACTATTCATTTTGCATTGAGCAGAATTGATGACAATTCCGATGATTGGTGGAATTCAGAAGAAGCCACTGATTTATGTCAGGAATTATTTGAAGTCTGTGACCAGTATGCTCCTGAAGGATATTATTTTGGTGCTCATCCTGGTGATGGAAGTGATTTTGGATATTGGAAAACAGACTATTAATTGTCTTCTCTATATTTTCTTTTGGGCTGTTCTGATGTAATAATCAGTGCAGCCCTTTTTGTTAAATAAAGGTTAAAAGTGGACAACTATTCACACCTTAAAAATTCATTTGACTATTCATATAAAACAGTAATAATATGCGTACATGCTTTAGTTCTCATTCAGAAGTTGCTCATCTATGGGCACATCAAATACAAGACGAAGCCAGATATTCTGGTGGCAACTTTTATTTTCATGGTAATACCATATATTCGTATGGTTCGCATTTTCCATGTGGCACTATCGTAACCAATTTGGATGGTGAGCAAGCTTATATATTGAATTCAGATTCATATAGTACTACTACCGCTAAACATAAAGCAGAAGTATGGCACTCGTTACCAAGTTCTTGTACCTATTTCCAAACGTCTGGTTGTAAATCTCCTAAGTTAACACGTTCAGGTAAGTTCTTATATGGCTATTGGACAGCCATTCATGTAATTGTGGACCAACTTATGATTTTGTCGGGTTGGATAGAAAAACAGAAAAAAGCTCGTTCTCGTGATTATAGACGCGATATTGCTGATACTATTTCTGAAATTCAACAGTGGATTAAGTTTTGGGGGTTGAACAAGAAGCGTAAGTGGCAATTGCATGAATGGAACGATGAGCACCCTCAAATGTATTCTGATGTTTACACGTTGTTCAAGAAGAAAAACATTGCTTTGGAAATCCATACGCATTGTGAAATTTCTACTAACAAATGCTTAACCAGTGTACATTTGTTTAATTTGCTTTGTTCTACAGGGTGTATTGATTTGGTAAATGACGCAGTTCGTATTGACGATGTAGATAACTTACTGACTACCTTTTGGGGAGAAGATGCAGCCAAGGACCTGGAAAACAAACTAAAAAAATGCGCATCACTGGAACGTCAACGTGTTCGTAAGCAAGCCAAAGATAAGATTAAACGTGATAAAGACCGTTTGGAAAAATGGCATGAGCATGATCGTGATGTTTATAGTTGGCACCCTTCTTATGAATTTGAAAAAGCGATGGGGTGGCATACAGCTTTGCGTATTGATAAAGATAGTATCGCCACAAGTAAAGGTGTTAATATATCGTTTGCTGAAGCTAAACGTCTTTGGGGATTGATCCAAGCGTTTCATAATGGCACACCTTTCAGACATGATTTGGCATTAAGCCTTAGTGGGACATCATGGAAGTTGAACAGCTATGAAAACGATGTGTTGACTGCCGGATGTCACAAAATTCCATATAGTGAATGTGAACGTATAGCTAACTTAATGAATTGGTAACATGCCATATAAGATAGAAGACATCAAATTGGCTGGTACTAAATTCGATGCACGTGCCAAACTTACAGAAGACCAAAGACAAGCAATTAGAGTGTTGTCACGTGAAGGTTACAGCCAGAGAAAACTGGCAGCTATGTTCAATGTTAGTAAACGCTTGATTCAATCCATCATAACACCTCCAGTTCGTAAACCGCCTAAAAAGCGAACTAAAGAATATTGGAGCACAATCAAACAGCGTTACAGAGAACGTAAAAAGGATTTGTATCAAAGTGGCAAAATCAAGTTTAACAAAAGTAATTCAAATAATCTCATTAAATAATTAATCGAACAATGAAAAATGTAGTAGAAGTGCAGAAATCCCAGCTGTATGCTATTTATAGAGCTGGCAGTGAAAATGTCAAGGAAATGATGAAGGATATGTTTCCAGATGTAATTGGTGCCTTAGCTATGGAACGCATTAAAACTTGGCAAGATGTTTGTGCAGAATTGGGTATCGAACAAGAAACTTGGAATCAAATGGTTACAGCTATGAAAACTGCTTGCCCCATGTCTGAAGGTGAAACAAAGTGTGCTGTAGCACACATGAAAGTGTTGATGTTGGCTAAAGCCCTCAATGATGGTTGGGAATTGACAAAAGAAGCAGAAGATAATTCTGAAGGGTATGGCATTTATTGGCTGAAACGTGATGGCGTTCGTGGTGAAGTTGATTTTCAAGCAAGCTCGGCTTGTGCGCCCGGTTGCGTGTACGCGAATCATTCGTTCGGGTACTCGCATTGGCACTTCGTGCCTCGGCTCTCCTTTAAAACACGAGAACTGGCAGAGTATGCAGTATTGCAATTCCCAGATATTTGGAGAGATTATTACAATAATTATGAACAGGTAAAGAATGAGGCGCAAACGTGTTAAAAAACATGTTACCGACATTAATTTTAATTCAGAATCTTTATCCGATGTAAGACTTTATATCAAATTATTTCTGAAATCAGTGCTGCCCCAGATTGGATTGAAATCTGGGGTGGACTTCTGGGTAACTAGCAATTATTTGAGAATTAGACATATTAAAAAAGTAACCGGTAAAATCATAATCATGCTGAAAGAAGCATTTCCTGTATTGAATTTCTATTGGGAAACGCCACGTGTTTTGGTATGGTTTTAAACTTTGGAACAATGAATATTACAGCATATAAAAATCAAGTGAAATCTATGTCCGATGTTGAACTTATTGGTCAACATACTGCAATAAGCGAATTGCGTGAAACATGTTGGGACAATTCCCAAGATTGTAATGGAACTGAAATGGAAAAGTGGTTGGCCGAATACGATGAAGCTAACGAACAACTGAAAGTGTTGGAAAACGAAATTTCTTTTAGACATCTTAAATACTGATATTATGGATAAATATGGTTATCTGACAATAGGTTCACAAATCTTAGCCGATTATTTGAATGATGGGCATAAGTATTTGGCACAAGTTTGTACTCCCACTCCAGATGTGATAAAAGATGATTCTTGTATTGAGGTAATCACGGTACCTACTGATTATGATGATGAGCCGGAGGAAAATATGAAGGATTATTCAGTACGTGCTGATCAGACAGCACCAGTATTGAAAGAATTCGACAAAGGATATTGGTGTGCTATCCAAAACGCAATTAATAATGGTGTAGGTGATGGCACAATCACGACAATGATTCGGTGTGCTGGGTTTAATTTCTGGGAATGTTACCATTTATTGAAAGATAGCAATTTTGAATCTGCACGTTTGACAGATATTATACGTACACTGTTCTGCCAGGTTCCTGTGCTAATATTATGGAATGGCAAAGGTTATCCGACCAAAGTTTTTACCCTATTTAAGGGCACGGAAAGAGAAGAGCACGTGGAAGTGGCCACCGTCTCTTTGGAAAAACAATTGATGAATAAGAACGGTGAATGCAAGAACGATAAAGCCGAATATATTGATAATCAAATCTTTTATTATATGGATGATGAAGAATTTCATTACCCAGATAAAGATATTATAGAAATACTGGAGGGTGTTTTGGCATGAAAATGTTGTATATAGATTTGTTTTGTGGTGCTGGCGGCACCTCTACTGGTGTGGAATCTGCAAAGTATAAAGATAGTCAATGCGCAAAGGTGATTGCGTGTGTTAATCATGATAAAAATGCAATTGCTAGTCATGCAGCTAATCATCCAGACGCTTTACATTTTACAGAGGATATTCGTACTTTGGAGCTTTCTCCATTGATTGCGCATATAAAGAAGTGGAAAACAAAAGAACCAAACTCACTTGTTGTACTTTGGGCCTCGTTGGAATGTACAAATTTCTCAAAAGCTAAAGGTGGACAGCCTCGTGATGCCGATAGCAGAACATTGGCTGAACATTTGTTCCGATACATTGAAGCTAGTGACCCAGACTATATTCAGATT